TCGCGGCAACTTGCGCGCGTTTCGCGCGGCGGCCTACGGTATATTCCTCACCCTCACCCCCTTCTACCTATCCGCCCAACAAATATCTGTTGTTAATTATAAATCCCAAGCTGAGGTGTTGTTGTTTGAAACGGAGTATAGATCACAAGCAGATGTAATTGTATATAAAACTAACTATAGAAGTCAAGCAAAAGGCAATAAAGGTATATGGTTTTACACTAAGTATGTGAGTCAAAGTGATAAAAAGGTATTTTTTACTCAATATAGGTCACTTGCCGACGTAAAAGTATACTTTACCACCTATAGATCCCAGGCTAAATGGGTAAATTTAAATAAAAAGCACTTTTTTCACTAAAATAGTTGCCTTTCTGCCTTAGATTTAATATCTTCTATATATGTTATATAATATAATTAATAAGATATAATAAAAATATATTTAAATAAATATAATATTGAATAATATAATAATAAAATAAATAATAATAATAATTTAAAAAGGTTATCTATGTTAAATGCGGAACAAATTGGTAAAAACTACGAAAAACACTTAAAAATCATTGATACCTACTTAGGTGGACGTGCTATTGCTTGTAAGGAAATGTTAAAACATATGGAAGATACCTATGTTATGGCACCTGCTAGTGGTAAAACTTGGTATCACAATGCTTTTGCCGGTGGATATGTAGATCATGTTAATAGAGTAGTACAATATGCTGTAGAACAGTCTAGATTATATGAAAAAATGGGAGGTACTTTAGATTATACTGAAGAACAATTAGTATTTGCCGCCCTCTTCCATGATTTAGGTAAGATAGGAGATGGAGATCAACCAAACTATATACCTCAGACTGATAAATGGAGACAAGATAAGCTTTCAGAAATGTATACTTATAATCCAGATCTTCAATTTATGTTAATTCCAGATAGATCTTTATTTATTTTACAAAAGTTTGGTATTAAAGTAGATCAAAAAGAGTTTTTAGGTATAAGATGTCACGATGGAGTGTTTGATAAAGCAAATGAAGCTTACTTTTTCAGTAATGTTGAATCATCTAGACAAAAGACATCACTAATCTCAGTACTACATACAGCAGACTTCTTAGCTTCTAAGGTAGAATACGATATGTGGAAGAGAAACGGAGGAAGTTCTAAACCATCAGTTAAAAAAACTAAAGCTTCTACAGGAAGACCAGTAAAATCATCTGCAGGATTAACTAATTTATTAAAAAATATATAATATGAACATACATCCTACTACTCTTTACGTAATAATTACTATATTAGTTGTTTTTTCCGGAATATTATCGTATATTGTCTTTAACTTGTTAAGTAAGGTAGAGAAATATGAAGATGTTACCGTTGATCAAACAACATATCTACAGAATATATCAAATTTAATAGGGGATTCACAAAAGCACCTTAATGATCTTGACAAACGTGGGGTTTTCAAGTCAGATGATGAGGTCGGTTATTTTTTTACACAACTAAAAAAGGTGCAAGACGAACTAGATCGATATATGCTCCCACAAAATTATGGCAAGAAAGAAAGCAAAAGCTAATTACTTTACTTCAGAAACAGAAGAATACATTAATAAGTACAACGAATCAACTAACCAGCAATATAGGAATGGTATCTTTACAGAACATATATATTATCCTTTCTATAAACTAGCTGAGAATATAATACATACTTTTAAATTCTATTATACAGATGTTGATAGAATAGAAGACCTCAAACATGAGGTTGTTTCTATGTTATTAGAAGAGAAGATTGATAAGTTTGATAAGAACAACGGAGCTAAGGCTTATTCCTACTTCGGAACTATTGTTAAACGTTGGTTAATTAACTACAATAATAAAAACTACAAGAAGCTTAAGAAGATAGGTACTTTCAACGAAATGGAAGACGGTTATGATACCGACTACAGAGTAGATGATGAAAATGCTATCTCTTTAGGCTTCTTCTTGGATATGTATGTAGATCAGATGTATGAAGAGTTAGATGAATTATTTGTAAAGGATAGCGAAAAGAACATAGCAGACGCAATTCTTACTATATTTAAGACAAGACAAGACTTAGATATATTTAAAAAGAAAGCTCTTTACATATATATTAGGGAAATGACAGATTGCGAAACTCCTCATTTAACTAAAGTAGTAAATAAGCTTAAAGTAGAATTCTATAAATTATATGAAAAATATAATGAAGTAGGATTAATCCGCACAAAGGTACTTTAAATCTATTTATAAGAAAAGAACATGAGTACTGATAAAGAAATATTTAAAGGTAAAAGCCTTTCTGATCTTTTTGGTGAAATCTACGATAACTCAAAAGAAACGAAATCTCAAGTAAAAGCTCTTATAGGAGAATTAAAACCTCTTATAGAGAACATTGGTGATGCTACTTTGATAGTACCAATGATTAAAGAGTATATGGAGATAGGAGTTAAGAATGATGATGCTTTAATAAAGCTAGCCACTATCATTCAGAGAATAGAGATAGCACAGACAAAAGGAGACGGAAATGATCTATTTGATTTTGATTCGTTACAGTCTCTATTAGAAGAAACTGAAGAAATACAAGAAGAAGTAGAGGCATCATCTGATAAGTCAGAAGAAAAAGAGTAGTAGGTATGTTAGATAATAACTATAGAACAAAATCTCAAACAGGAGATCTGACTAGCGGTGATAGAGGTAATCTTAATCCCGGTAGAGTTGTAGATGTTATATTAAATTCTGAACATAAATACTATGATCAATACGGAGGACCGGATTCAATAGGTGTTGTATTGTATATAGATCTAGCAGACGGAGTGGATACATCCGATACAGGGGATACAGTGTACTCAGGTATTGCTTATCCGTTAAATAGGGATATTAATACACTCCCTGTAAAGAATGAAATTATATTAATACAAACAGGACCAGGCACCAATCTAGGGCAAGCAAGTAGTTACTCTAGAAAATACTATCAAACTGCTTACAACCTCTGGAACCATCCACACCATAGTGCATTTCCAACTGATATAGATCAAGAAGGAGTTAATATAGGCGAAGCATTCGACATAAACGATAAGTTAGCCCCACTTCAACCATTCCCAGGTGATACGATAATATCAGGAAGGTTAGGGCAAACGATAAGAATGTCCGGTACGGAGATAGAAGAAAATAAGTTAACTGATGATTCCAATAAAGATAAACCTTTTATAGTAATAAGCAACGGTCAAAGAGAAACACAGAACGGGTTTAGTCATATTGTAGAAGATATTAATGAAGATCCTTCTTCTATATATTTCACATCAGATCACTCTGTCCCTCTATTCTTAGCAAATAATAAAAGATCTTCATATGATAAAAGCCCAGACACTCCTTCAAAGTTTCAAGGTTCACAATTACTACTAAACTCAGATAGACTAGTACTAAACGCTCGATCAAATGAAGTTCTAATATCTGGTCAGGAATCTATAGGTATTAATTCAAAAACAGTTAACATAGACGGAGAAGATTATATGTGTATAGATGCTGATAAAATCTATATAGGCTCTCGTGCTAGAACAGCAGATGGAAATGCTAAACAACCTGTAATGTTAGGACATCAAGTTGAAACATACTTACAGGATGTAATAGATGTACTGGAGGGTATGGCAAAAGCAATGATGAAAGCAAAAACAGTTAAAGGAGATGCTATACCGCAAATTAATATGAAAGGTGCCTCTTCATTAGGTGCTTTTAAATCATTAAAGAATAGAATAAACCCAAAAGGTAAATCACTCTTAAAATCAACTAAAACCTTTGTAGAATAATGCCATGTAGTATTCCACCATCGAAACTCGCAGAGTTTATAGCAAAATTTTTAGGTCAACTAGAAGCAAGAGTGTATGCACTAGTATTAAAAGAGGTATCAAAGATACAGCAAAAGCTACTTGGTTCTATCTGCCCTCCCGTAGCAGAGATAGAGAAGATATTAAAAGTGAGAGACAATCTATTAAATGCAATTAATGGACTTGAAAAGAAGATTGAACCAGTTAAGAAGTTTGCTGATATATTAGACCCACCTATTAAAGCAGGGAAAGTGACAGTAACTATATTAGAGATGATAGCCATACCAGGAACAATCGGATTACCTCCAGGACCTAGTGGTGGTGTTATATTTTCAGTATCTGTAGGAGCACAAAATAGATTTGCACAGTTACTTAACCTAGCATGTCAAATAGTAGATATGTTGTATAAAGATCAACAAGCAATTAAAGACTTGACAGATTTAGGATTCTCAGGATTAGATCCATTGAAAGCAAAGCTGGAGTCAATAGATATTAAACTTTGGTCTTGTGTTGAAAACCTTCCACAAGAGGATAAAGATAGAATACTAGCAGGTATAGAAAACTTACCTTCTAATGCAGGATTAACAAATCAGGTAGAAGCTAATACATTTAAGTATTTTAAACCGAACCCAGATGGTATAGGTACTGAATACACTATAAAGATATTAGTAGATAAGAATTCACCAGAATTTGCTCCAAGAAGATATGCAGTAGTAGAAAACTCACAAGGTGTACAGGTATTAAAAGGTCCACCATCGTTTAGTTCTTCTACAAGAATACTGGTAGACGAAATAAAATTTAGAATTAATAATCAACTTCCATAAACTAACTATTTATATATATGAAACTAGATCAACTACGTAAAATTATTCGCGAAGAAGTAAGATCAGCTGTCAAGGAAGAGTTACAAGAGGTAATGAACGAGGCAGTTAAAGCGGCGAGTACACCAACATTTACAGAAACACCTGCTAAACCTGTTCAAGTAGAACAGAAAGCACCAAGCAAATTGAACCCAGTAATGGGTAAGACTACTTTAGATGAAATGCTTTCAATGACTAAAAAGAACATGACTAATGAAGAGTACAGAAATGTATTCTCCGGAACATCAGATATGGTATCACCAGGTCACAGCATGGCATCAAATGTAGCTTCTCAAATGGGAAGAAATAGCGGAGGAGCACCGGGTATAGATATAAACAATCTAGACTTTGTTAAGAAAGCAGGAGAAGTATATAATGCTGCTAATAAGATAAAAAGGTAATACAATATGGCATACGGAGCAAAACGAATTAACCCTATAGACTTAGAAAAAAGGAGAGCGGTAGGCATTACAGTTCCTCTTTCAGGTAAAGCTGTGTTTAATTCTTCGTATGAAACAAAAGATGCTATTAAATCTAACTTAATTAACTTCATACTAACAGGTAAAGGAGAAAGGTACTTTAATCCTGCATTCGGTTCAGGTATACGTAATTTAATATTCGCCAACATTAATAGAGATAACCTAACAAGTTTAGAGCTATTGATACGTGAAGAATTATTAACTTACTTCCCTAATTTAAATATAAAAGAACTCACTTTAACAAGTGCTGTAGATGATAACACAATACTATTCTCTCTTAAGTTTAACATACGAGATACCGAAACAGAGGATGAAATAACAATTAACTTCGAACAATAATGGCTCAAGACGTTAACATAAAATATACAGATAAAGATTTTAATAGTTTAAAATCGCAATTAGTAGACTTAGCTAAGAACTACTTCCCGGACACATACAATGACTTCTCACCAACATCACCAGGTATGATGTTTGTAGAAATGGCAGCATACGTAGGAGATATATTGTCATACTATCAAGATTCACAGCTACAAGAAACATATTTACAGTATGCACAAGATCCAAGTAACCTTTACACATTGGCATATCAAATGGGATATAGACCAAAGACTACTGCTGCTGCTTCTGTAGAGATAGAATTAAGACAAAGAGTTGCAGCATCTGGATCAGAGTATGTCCCTAACTTCGCACAAGCATTATCAATAGGAGCTAATAGCGTTGTCTCAAACGGAGTACAGAAGTTTTTAATAGAAGATCAAGTAGATTTTTCTTTTTCTAGCTCTTACGACCCAACAGAAGCACTCGTATACTCAATTGATAACAATCTACCAGCAGAATACGAACTAATTAAGAAAGTGAAAGCTAAGAGTGGGGAGATAATCACTCAGACAGAGACTATAGGTACAGCATCAAAATTTTTGACACTAACAATAGAAGATTCTGATATTATAGGTATTATTGACATTGTAGACAGTAATAACAGTGTATGGAAAGAAGTACCATTCTTAGGTCAAGAAACAGTTTATAATGATTCTGTTAATACAGGAGATAATTCAAACAAAGTTCCGTATTTGGTATCCACATCAAAAACACCTAATAGATTTGTTACACGGTTTAATTCAATCGGACAACTACTAATACAGTTCGGAGCCGGGACTGCAACAGATAGTGTAGATGCTTTCCTACCTAACCCGACAAATGTAGGATCACCAGTACCTATGGAGGGTAAAAATAGAAGTTTACAGGCTTACGATCCTTCAAACTTCTTATATTCAGGTGCTTACGGAAATGCTCCTGCTAACACAACTCTAACTATTAGGTATTTAAGAGGAGGCGGTATAGAATCAAATGTAGAAGCTAATACTTTAGGTACTATAGAGAGTATAAATAAGACTGCTGCAGATCTAACATATTCAGATACATTATCAGTAAATAATCCAAAACCAGCAACAGGCGGTAAGGATGGAGACACTCTAGAAGAGCTAAGGCAGAACTCTTTAAAAGCGTTTAACGAACAAGGTAGAATGGTGACTGCTCAAGACTTTGCGTTTAGAGCTATGACAATGCCTTCTCAGTATGGTTCAATTGCTAAGACGTATGTTACACAGCAAGAATCAATAGTAGCTGCAGACGCACATAATGATCCAGATAACCCACTAGGGGTAACTTTATATGTTTTAGCTTACGATAACCAAAAGAACACAATTAAAGCATCACCAGAATTGAAATCTAACTTAAGAAGATACCTAGCTCCTTTTATGATGCTGACAGATGGGTTAACAATTAAGGATGCATTTACTATAAATTTAGGAGTTAAGTTTGATATTATTGCACTACCTAATATGAATTCAAGAGAGATACTAAAAGGATGTACAGATGCTTTAAGGAACCACTTTAATATAGATAATTGGTCAATTAATCAACCGATAAATATATCAGCAATATACACATTACTAGATAGAGTAAAAGGAGTTCAAACAGTACAGAGCATAGAATTAGAAAGCTTATCAGGAGAAGGTTATTCTCTTTACGACTATGACGTTATGGGAGCAATGAAAAACAATATACTTTACCCGTCTTTAGATCCAATGATATTTGAAGTCAAATATCCAGATACAGATATAAAGGGTAGAATAACAACTTTATAATATGGCTAAATACAGAATATTCCCAATCCAAGACGCATTCATCTCCACAGAGAGATCTACCGCAAACACAGGACGAGACGAACTATTAGAAGTCGGAGGATACCCTACATCTGATTCAGGGCAAACACTAAGAAGTCTGATCAAATTTGATGAAGTAGAAATCAAGCAGGTATTAGAAGATAAAGCAGGGGTAAGTTACCCTATTGATGAAACACTTACTATTCCTTTTAAAGCTAAATTAAACCTAGCTTTAAATTATGCAAATGAATTACCGATTAATTACACACTAACAGCTCATCCGATAGCAGAAACATGGGATGAAGGAACAGGAAAATTCGGAGATATACCAGTGAATAAAACAGGCTGTAGCTGGGTAAATAGACTAGCAGGGACTAATCACCCATGGGCTACTGTTTCTCAGCAAATTACAACATCAACTGAATTAGGGTTTACTTTAAATACTAACGAACTACATACGACTTCTTCCTTTGAAGTAGGACTTTCAGGAGGCGGAAGCTGGTACTTTACATCAGGAAGCGCACCGACAACACTCTCAGGGAGTCAATCATTCAACAAGAATTCAACTCATGACGTAGATATAGACGTAACAAACGCTACCGTGTATATGACTAACGGGTACCTTAGTAATAATGGATTTATAGTTAAATCAGAAGATTCGATTGAATTTAACGAAACATCTACTATAAGGTTAAAGTATTACGGGGAAGATACTAATACAATATACCCACCCTTCCTTGAATTACAGTGGAGTGATTACTCACACTCTTCAACATTACAAGAAATAACAACACCAGATGTAGTAGTGTCTATTAAGAATAATAAAGGTAAATATGTAGATGAAGGAAAACAACGGTTTAGATTACATGTAAGACCGGAAAACCCAATACGTACATTTACAACAGGTTCTGCGTATACAGTTAACCATACATTACCTACAGGCTCCTTCTGGGGTCTAAGAGATGAAAACACAGAAGAAATGGTATTTGACTACGATCAATATACTAAATTAAGCGCTGACAATACTTCAAATTACTTTGATGTATATATGGACGGTTTACAACCAGAAAGATACTATAGGATATTAATTAAAACAGAAATAGACGGAACAACTACAGTAGTAGATAACAATCAGGTATTTAAGGTAGTAAGAAATGGATAGAAAGGTAGATATTAAAAAAACTGTCTTTAATAGAGATGGGTATAAAAGTACAATAGACAGGAACTTTAAATTTTATAAGGAACCTGAACCTTTAATAGACCCTGATACCGTAGAGGAATTATTTAGACTCTACGATAAACTCTATATGCTAATTCCAATAGAGGGAGAAAATAACTCACACCAATACCTTGTAGAAAGAAGCTCAGAACTATACCAAATAGACGCTCAATTAGAAAACATACAACCTTTATTAGATGAAGTTGCTTCACTAAGAGGTCAAATACTAGAAGGTAACAGACGTATCTTAGAACTAGAAACTCAATTAGCCAATGGAGGGGAAATTAACTTTGAAGATGCAGAACAAATGGCTCTATTAAGAGGTCAACTAGATGCTGCTAACTCAGCTATTACAGTATTAGAACAGGCAAACACAATAGCAAACTCTGCTGTAGAACAAGCATCAGCAATGGCAAATGAAGCAGCAGCAAAAGCAGCAGAAGCCGCTGAAAAAGCAGCAGCAGACCAAGCAGCTCAAAATGCTGCACAAGCAGATACTGGAGAAGTTGATGAAATATATGGGATACTTGGTAATAAAAACGATAGTGTTGGGTTAGCCTACAGGTTTATAGTCAAAAATCAATACACTTTATTTCAATTCCACAGAGGATCAAATTTTTTCCGCAATTGGGCAAAAGCATTTAGCAAAAAATGGTTCTGGTTATTCGGTGAAAATAGCGGAGACACAGGGTACTATTCAAAAAGAAAACAGTATTATACGAATAATTCAGACCGTCGATATTTAATACCATCAAGTAGGGATACTGCTAACGATATGACACTCGACTTTATAGTATCAGAATTAGTACAAGCAGGGTATAAGGCATCTTCAATAGTAGATGCATTTAAGAAAACTAAGTACTTCAAAGGAAAAATAACAGCAAGAGTAATAACATACAAAGATCCCGAAAGAGAAGATGAAGTTGGGTACAGACTAAAATAGTAATAAATGGCAAAAGTAACATACACTTTACTGGATAGACCTTTAAACTCAATAACTGATAATGAGAAGTACTCTGATGCAGATTTAAGTTTAATTGATAATTATGAGATTAACAAACAATATGATTTTGAAAAGAACTATATTGAGTCTCATTTCTACTCTATATATAATACAAAATTACTATCTGTATACGATTACGAGTTACCAACAGAAGTAATAGTTAACAACGAAGACCTCTCCACCAATAGTGTATCTCAGCTAACTTTAAAACCACAAGACATAGCTGTTGAATACGGATTTGTACAAACAGACGTTTCCATAGTATTTCACTTCTTAAATGACCTGTATACTATAGATAATGCAAAACAGTCTTTTTATCTACAGGAAATATCACAAGACAGAAAAGAAGTTTTACTGTACTCTGATAAGATTGATACTAATCAACTTCTTAATATAACAGAGGACTTAAAAGAAGGGTTTAAAAATAATCAATACTTTGAAGAACTTTGGTTAAATTGTGGAGATAATGACTTATTCATAGTTACGAATATTGACGTATATGAATTAGAAAATAAATTTACAGTAGCACTTAAACTTTACGAACCGTTACCAAAACGATACGGTATAAAAAGTTTTGTACAAGTTGTTGAAAAAGTAAGCGATTCAATAGTAGTACAAGTAGAACCAGAAGTAGAACCTACTATAGCAGTTAAACCTAGACTTAGACCAGCAAACTTTGACATAAAACTTGAACTACCTAACGCTACCTCTACTAAGTACTTTAATTACGACGAACTATTTAGTTATAGTAATTCTAATTCTAACAGAGAATTATATTCACTGTTGAACGAAAAGAGCGTAGCAGTAAATATAGACCACAGTAATTACGGAGAATTTATACACTTTTCATCTGCAACGGAGAGATTAAAGAACTTTAAATACAAATTACAATTAATAGAATCATATCAAACAAGCCTAAACACTATAAACAGTCTAACAGAAACAAATACGATTAACGTAGTAGGAAGTGATGCTAGATACACAAACTTAATAAAGGGAATAGTAGGCAACTTTGACCATTACGAAAGACATTTGTACTTTGAAAGTGGCTCTTCTAGCTGGCCAAAAACTACAACAGCAAAACCTCATATCAATGTAGTTAGCACAGATATGCAAGCAGTAAACTGGTACAATAGTGAAATCATATCAGCTTCTAATTTTGATGCTCAAAACTACGATGTGTTAGGAAACGCTTTACCTGAATATATAAGAGACGATAATGCTAATAACCCAGGAGTCTTATTTACACATATGATAGGTCAACATTTTGATAACTTATGGATATATACAAAAGCAATTACAGATAAGTATAATGCAGATAATAGAACAAATGTTGGTATATCTAAAGATTTAGTAAAAGAGGCAATAAAGAGTCTAGGAGTTAAAATATATAACTCAGAAGAAGGTTCAACAGACTTATTTAAATATTTAATAGCAGATTCATACGATAGTGGAAGTCAATTAGAAGTTATCAATACATTTACATCAGTACCGGGAGTTGCTATAGATGAACAACCAGTGTCAAGGAAAGAATACGAAACAGAAGTATATAAGAGAATCTACCATAATATACCCCTTCTTACAAAAGCTAAAGGTACTCAAAGAGGCCTTAGGGCATTAATTAATTGTTTCGGTATACCTTCTAAATTCTTAAAAATTAAACAGTACGGAGGTAAGAGTATAGAAGGGGAAAGGTTTTTTAACTACGATAAACATACTGTGGATGCTGTAGAAAAGGTACGAGTAGAAACAAGAGCAAGCGGATCAATTAACACAACATTAAATGAAGACGTCTCTATACAGAAATCAGAAAATGTACTGACACAGGATATACACAGAGTAGAGGTAGGTTTCTCACCAACAGACTCTATAGATGAATATATACTAACACAAGTAGCATCAGACTTCAGTATAGATCAATATTTAGGAGATCCAAGAAACGAAAGTAAACTTGAATATAGCGGGTTAGTAGAACAAGAAAGAAGAACTATTGGTTCACTTGAAAGGTACCAATTAAACGATTTTGTAAGGATATTAAAGTTCTACGACAATACACTATTTAAAATGATAAAAGATTTCCTTCCAGCAAGAACAACTGCTGATACTGGAATAATTATCAAACCCGGACTATTAAGTAAATCAAAGACTAAAGCACCTGAAATGTCAGGTACACAACTTGATCATGAAGGTGTTATAGATACAGCTTTTATTGAAGGGTATGATGCAGGAGCATTTGACAACTCAACAATGGATAGTACTACATTATTTAGTGATACTATACAAACTATAACCGGATCAACAGATAAAGTAATAGGAGATGAATCTCCAAAATATAATGGAGAATTAAGCGGTAGTGTAATAGAAATAACTGATGGTGAATTAAATAGTCTTAACATATTTAAAATACTGAATTCACCAGCTCTTGAATACAATATTACAACAGTTGAGTCTGACAGCGGTGTCTACACACCGTTTTCATTAAACTCTACTGGAAAAACCACCCCACAAGCAGCATGTATCTTACTACCATCCGATGCTATAACATACTACCATGATAACTTAACCGCTCTTCCACAAGTAAGCGATACAGTTTACCTAGACATTAACGGTAATACTGTTTTAGCAGGAGCAGGTAAATACTACCACGGAGGATCATCTCAAAAAGCATTTCAAATAGCAAATGACGGAACCGTAACCTCAATAGAAGACTGTAGCCAGTATGATAACATACCAGGAGCACCTCCTGCACCAGAGGTAGCATTTAGAGCTAAGTATGCTTATAGTCAAAATGAAACTTCAGTACCTGTAGTGATACGAAATGCTGAATTTGGCGCTACAGCTAATATTACAGCATCCCTTGGAGCAAGTTCAATAAAGCAAGAAGTAACAATAAGCAATTCAACCTCCCAAATTGTAAATATGAACTTATCATCTCTACCGGATACAACAAGCACAGAGATAGCACTAAGCGTTAAGTTAACAGATGCAGCAACTAATCAAAGCGGTGAATCTACAGTAGGGACCACTCAAGGAGATTTTGGTAAAACTATACCGAAAGACACTACCCCAATAACGGGACATAGTGCCTTATTTGTAACTAGCTTTCAAGGAAGTACAGCACAATCTAGTAACTCCAGCGGAAACTTCTTTCTAAAAATAGCCAACTTACCCACCACAGAACCAGTAGTAGCTAATATTTCTATATCATCAACAGGTGGAGGAGGAACAGAATACATAACAGAGCCAGATCTTACTAATTTTAGTAATGGATCTGGAGATGCAAATGGCTGGGTATACCTATTTGATAATGCACACAACTTCAACAATGGTACAGTTACAGCAGTAGTAACACTAACGGATGCGGCAAACAACCAATCGGTAAGTGTATCAGATACAGTAACATATCAAGCAGGAACCGCAACTATGACTCCCTCTACCGTAAGTATGGGATACAATGCAGGAAACGGTAACATAGTTGTTACATCAAATACAAATTGGACTTTACTGTCTATGGCAAGTTGGATATCAACTGGAACATCTTCTGGATTTGGAAACGTAACCACTTCATATTTTGCTAACTATAATACTAGTCCGAGTTCAAGAACCGGAACAGTGCAGCTTAAAGTAGGTTCAAACGTTACAGATTTCTTAGTAATAACACAAGCCGGCAACTACTGTGTTGACCCGGAAACAGATATTACATTAGAATTTGGACATACTAAAAAAGCAAAAGACATAAAAGTAGGTGATGTAGTAAGAACTAAGCATGAATCAACTATGGAAATGTTAAGCTGTATTGTTACTAAAGCTCAA